GTAGAAACTCCTGGACTTGTTTTAATAATAAAGTCTGGAATTAGACTTAATATTCCATGACCAAAATTAGTTGCAGTCATTTTAAAGTCTTCATTGCTACTTTCTGGAGGATTTATTACTGTTACTGAAAGGTCTGACCCCAAAGGTCCACCGTTCCATTCTGCTGTAAAATCCATTGGACATAAAACATACCACCCATAGGTATTTCCAACATTTAATGGAGTACAACGATAAGCATTGTTGTGTGTTTCATCCATCCATGTTCTTTTTACTTTTGGATTTACTACTTTAAAAAGCTTGTTTTCTTTGTCAAAGTATCTTAACTCAATTGTTTTTTCTGAATCCATAGCCTCTATCTTACACTATTGGCACGACATTTGTCAAGTCTATTGGTCGTCTCTTTTTTTCATTTCGCTAAGCTCCCACAAAAGAAGTCTTTCTTCTTTTGTAAGATTAGGAATTTCTTCATAGTTTAATGTAACATTAGTTGGGATGATTAGCCATTCTCCATCTTCTGTCATTGTCATTTCAACATATCCTTTTTGCCAGACAGAAAATAAAAGTTCGTTTGTAAACTCCATGTGGGCTTCAAAAATATCTGGGTAGTCCTCAATTAAATCTTGTGTCATTTTGTAGATGGGCTCACCATCCTCATCAATGCCAACACTCTGTATGTAGTTATGCTTGATCATGTAGTCCATCATTTCATCATACTCTTCAATTGAGAAGTCATCTGGGATTTCCACTAAACCATTCCTATTCCATTTAAATATCTGAGAATATCATCTGGAGCCTGTCTATTTCTTTCAAGGTCTCTTTGTAGAATATTATCCCATTCTTTTTGCTTGTTGTCAAGTGCTTGTTGCTTGTATGTGTGAACTTCTATTTCTCTTCCGCCTTGCCTTCTTGGGGTTAAAGCAATAGCATTATATATTGCACCACAGACAGCATCTGCAAGATCCTTAGATCCCTTTCTTGGGTGATCTACCTTGTCACGAATAATTCTTAACTGGAGCAGCTCTTCTACTAGCAATCTAATTGCTGGACCCACTAATCTTTCTTCTGCTACAAGCATTTGCATATCTTCATAATGCTTTTTTGCAACAGACAAAGTTTCTGAGTTCATTCCACTTGCCTTTAACTCATTCATAATGTCAAGTGAGTTCCATCTATCAAATGTTACAAGTTTAATCTTAAACCCACGGTTTCTAAGATCTAAAATATAATTTTTTACATCCTTAAAGTCTACAGTTTTATCTGCAGTTGGTGTCCACCATCTAACAGCATCAACAACAACTAATGGGTTAATTACATCATAGTCATTAAATGTTGTAATCTTTACAAACTTTTCAACGTGAGCCAAAGCAACTGCACAGTGGTCATGCTTTTGTGCAAGGTCAACGTGAATAAAATATTCTTTGTCATCGTCTGGTACAAACCACTCTGCAAATCTTCCGCTCTCATCTATTGCAAGTGATGGCTGATTAAAACATGCTTCAATTTTTTCCTTTGATCTAAAAAATGCATCTACAGCATCTGGAGGCATACATGCAAATCTTGACAAAGCATCTGTAGGATTTGTATAAAACTGAATTTTAAAATCTTCTATTTTTCTTGTTGGATTTATTTCCCATGTTGGTCTGCGTAGGGCAAAGACTTTAGGAAACTTGTAGGCACTAATGTGATCTTCTTCCCACTGAATAGTAAACTCATTGTTTGAATCTTCAACTTCTAGTGTCTCATCTAATTTAAAAGTATGCTCACGAATAATTGTTTCTTTGGCTGCAATTACTGCATCATATCTTTGTTGGATATAGTCATTGCGGTATCTTGGGAATGATAGCAAAACTACTTTACCAAAATCTGGGAAACGAGAATCTACAGAGGCACGATACATATCATAAATTGCCTGACCAGTTTTTGCTTGATCATGACCTGTTGTATTGTCAATAGCAAAACCAGAGATCTCATCAAGAATTACACAGAGAACGTTGTACCCTTCCCAAGATTCTCTTTCAGAGTGTCCTGAGTGGCAAGTAATTCCTTTATCAAAACTTACCGAACCTGCAGTGTAGGAATACTTTCCTTGAAACCAGGGAGACTTATCAATTCTATTTTTTAAACCTTTAAAGAAAACATTTTTTGCTTGCTCAGCGTTAATAGCAATATTGAGAATGTCAATGGAGTCACCTGGGGGCTTACCATAATACTTTGCAGGATCTTTTAAACATAAAAGAAGATATACCATATAAGAAACAGAAATGGTTGACATGTAGTCCTTACCAGAACCCTTACCAAGTTGCAATACTACTTCATTACAAGTTTGCTTTGATATCTTTGTTCCCTCTTCTTGACCAAAAACATTAATCAAAGTTTCTTTTTTATAAATTTGACTCATTGCTTTAATTGCAGTGTACTGGTAATCAGAAAGGGGTGGTAGCCCAAGGTAATCTCTAGAGGTTACAAACTCTTCTAAGGTTACTGGCTTATCGTCAAATTCATCTCCGCCAAGAAGATCAATCATATCTTCAAACACTATAGTGCCTCTGCTTGTCCTGTTATCTTACTTAACCTTGAAGAAACTTGAGGCTTACATTTTTCACAAGAAGAAACAACATCTCTGATAATTTCAACAAGCATCTGTTGCTTTTCTTCTGTTTCAATAATTTGTTCTGCTAGTTCGTTGTTATCTAGCACACCTGCTTTTTGCAGCATGTCCATTTGTTTTTGTTGAATATCAGCAATTAGTTTTAGGGCTGATGTTTTTTGTGGCAACTGTGCAGTAAGGTCTGCTTGTTCTACTACATCCCAGGCTTCCTTAATAAGCATTGAGTAATGTTGATCTGCACCTGCAAGAGCTTCTCTGGCTCGCATTTGAATTTGTCTATCACTTTGAATAACTGTACGCCACTCATTTAGGTACTCAGTTACTTGGGATCTTTTAAATCCAGTGACTGTAGCAATATCGTTAGGGTTTGTGTTTCCACGAAGGAACTCTTCAACAACCTTGTTGATTCTTTCCCAACGCTCTGCTAGCTCAATTTCCGCTGCCATTCTTCTTAATCCTTTTCTTCTTAGGTTTAATTATACCCTTTAACTCCCACAAATAAAAGGACCTATATCCAGTAGGACCAATAACATCAATCCATTCCATACCAGAATCGGTGTTTTTTACATACTTTTCAAACTTAAAGTCTCCACGAACATTCTTTATTTTAAGAGGTGTTCCTGGAACAATTAGGTCTTTGCCATGCTGGTGTTCAAACTTTACATCCCAGTTTGGATTATACTTAATTACAGTTTTTGTTTTAGCCATTATCTATAGCCACCAGCGGTTGGTGCCCACACAGAAACATTTCCAAGGGTCCAACTTCTAGTAAGAACATTTCCACACTCTTCACATTGCTGATGATCTCTATCGTCAACCCTTACATTTGGCTTTTCAATAGACTTATCACAAGTCACGCATGTATATTCATAAGTAGGCATTATTTACCCTCTAGTCTATTAATCTCATCATTAATATAAAAGATTGCCTTTTGCAAATCTTCTATTTGTTTTTTGTCATCTTTAAGTCCAGCTCTCCAAAGGTACTTGAAGGCATTGCCAATATTAAAGTTTCTGTGGCGTGTAATCTGAATACACTCAACACCAGATGGGTCAGTTGTGTAATGGAGAGGATGATTTACCTGATCTACTTCAATATGAAACTTATCTTCATACTCGTGCATTTAATTTTCCATTCTTCTGTATAAGTCTTTTAACCCCTTTAGAGTTCCAATGTCCATATATTCTCCGTCATTTTTAACTGCCTGAACATCAAACCTAGATGTTACCCATTCTTGGATTTGTTCTCCTGGATGGTTTCTATTTGGGTCTATATATCTTATCATATTTTTGCGGAAAAGTAAAGTACCCCACAAATATTCATAGTCACAGTTATCTGTTTTATCTTTTGATGCTATTACTTTGTTACCAAGAGTAGCAATCTGACCAACCCTGCCTTTTAGTGAGTCTGGGCAATCCCAAATGCCTAAAACTAAATCTGCATTATTTGAGTTCTTTAAGAGTTCTGAGTAAATGTTCTTTGTTGAATTTAATATATAAGTATCAGGCATTCCGACTAGCACTGTGTCGTTATACTCACCTATCATAAATTTAACTGCCTCAGACATCGTTGAGGGCTCTCTAACGATAAGCTTTATATTCATGTCCATGTTTTGAACAATTGGAACCCACTCTGGTCTTGTTGCAACACGAACCTCATCGCATACTTCAAGCATTTGATTTACATGCCATTGCAATAAACATCTGTCATCACTAATTGGTAAACAAAATTTTGGTATTCCACCAATCCTTGATGCCTTTCCTGATGCAGGAAGAACTCCAATTGTAGGCATTATTCTTTCCAGTCTTTTGGATCGAACCCATCTTTATAAGATTGGTTTACTAGAGGATCAGCCTTCCAAGCAATGTATCCTTCTTTTCTTCCCGTATCCCCCCAGTATAAATGTTTTACATATTTATCAAGAAGGCATCTTGCCTTATCTCCAGAAAAAGCAAAAAATCTATTTTCTTGTGCTAACTGTGATTGATTATATTCATATGCCTTTACTCTTAAATCTCCTTCGTGTGGAGGAAGACCCATTGAGTTCATTAGACTATCTGTAAACATTGCAACATCGGTATAGTAGTGAACCATATTAGGAATGCTCCAGTCTCCAAGCTTTACTCTTTCAACACATAAGTCCATTGCATCTTTTAAGAATGGATGACCTGACCTTGCTGCAATAACTTGTGTTGCATACCAAGGTGTGTCTCCTTCAATATCAACTACCATTTCATATCCTTGTGGGAACCATCTAGAAATTTTACTAATACAGTTTGTATCTAGGTCTGCATACACTCCACCATAAGCATGTAAGATTGCAAATCTCCAAAGTCCAGCCTTCATAACACCCATTGGCATTTTCATGTAAGTATCATAAACCTCTGTGCTGTATTCATATTTAAAAAAATGTTCTCTATCTTCTGCACTCATATAGTTGTGTTCCCAAGAAGGATTCTGAGTCACCCAAGAGTTTATTCCTTCTTGTGCATATGCTGGTAAATCTTCTTTTTGCATTCATATGTTTGCCAAATATTTTTTTCAATCATCGTGACCACTTTCTTTGATTTCTAATTAAATCAAACTCTACCAAATATCTATATACTGTCTGATGACTAGTCTCACATTCTTTAGCAATTTCTTCAATAGTTTTTCTATCAATAATGTATCTTTTTGTAAGCCAGGTTTTTGACTGATAAAGTTTTTTCATGATCTCTCCGTAAGTTTATTATATGCATAGTAGGCAATTCCAATAGCATCACCAGTGTCATTATCTGTAACACTTATGTTAAACTTATTATTAAAGTAGTCCATTGTTTTTTGCTTTCTATTCTCTCTTATTTTACCCTTATACCAACTATCAGTCTTGTCTGGGAACTGTAGTCTAATGTTAGCCTTATCTGCTTTAGTTGGATTGTTGTTTCCAATAAAGGACTGCCATTGAATTGGAGCAACAGTAATTACTTTTGTTTCAGGTTTTAGTAGTGCTGCCAATGAAGCACCAACGATCATAGCAATCTTTAGTCCTGCATCTGCTGACCTAACCATAATTGCAGATTCAACTGCAACGTAATCTGGATCTACCAGTGACGCAATAGCTTCCGACTTTCTATGAGCATCTTTAACCTTATCATAAATGTCAGCACCTACAATTGGCATCTTTCCAAATTTTACTGGCTTATCATTTTCAAACAAACAAAATGCTAGTGAGGCAGTTGAAGCATCAATTCCTAAAACTTTATGAGCACTAGACTTTTTTAGTACTGCTAATGACATTTGACATTGCCTCCATCGCCAAGTATCTTTTATTTTTTTTGTTTTTAGAATCACATACTGAGCAAGTGTCATCAGAGTTGTATCTACTCAAAGTTGATCCGCAACCACAAAGTCTTTCAAGACCGTTTAGCCTTGCTTTTTTCTGGTAGTACTTTTCCATAATTCTTTTGTTTGTTGCAATGCGACAGCATTCTCCAGAACAATATTTTTGATTATGAGTTTTTGCATCAAACTTTAAGTTGCACTCTTTACACACTTTCATGCTTGTCTAATTTCTAATGGAACAATCTTATGTCTTCCGTCAGGCTTTTCAAAACATACTTCCTTGACTGGGCAATAGGTGCATGGGGCTTTGTCTCCCTTAAATGGACGCTTAATGTTTTTCTTTTCTTCCCAAGCTGCACGAACTTCTTTCATCCAATCAAAAATGTAGTCTACATAATCTAAGTTTTCTGGAGACATTACCATTGGAATTACGGTAATCTCGTGAGTGTTCTTGTTCTCATACAAAAAGAATCCTTCTTCAGCACCAGTTACCTTCATGTAAATAAGCAACTGAACAACATGGCTATCTGCACCAGTTGAGGTATCTTTTCTTAGGGTGTATTGGTCATCCTTAATTGTTTTGATCTCTCCAACAATTTCCTCACCCTCAACATCTAAGATTAAATCTATAAAACCACGAATTGGTGGACTGTCCAACTTAATTTCACGCTCTGACTCTTTCAGATATCCAGTCTTTGCAATAACTTTTTCAAGCCTTGTATGTGCATCTGTGCCGTTGTCCATTGCAGCAACACCTTGGGCGTTAAATGTTTCCTTAAAGTCTGCACCATCAAAAGCAATTGACCAATATCTGGGACACTTACCGTGACCATATCCAACTGTAGATGGAGAAAAGGTGGTTTTCTTTCTATGAATATATCCAGTCTTTCCTTCTAAGTAAGCTTTTCCAATTGCAAGTCTAAATTTTTTTGCATCTAGTTTTGTATTTCTTGGCTTCTTAGTCAACGTTCCAATTAAATTT